CGGGCCACCGGTCCGGCCCGGACGCGCTGATCGTCACCCCGGCGGTCTTGGCGCCGAGCGTGGTGGTGACTTTCACGGTGGCCGCGATGCCGGCCCGCAGTTCCCTCTCGTACTTCCTGGCGGGCATGGCGAGGATGGACGTCCGGGCGTCGTCCGCGGCGGGCCCGGCGGCGCGCTTCAGCCCGTCGCGGAGCTCGGCCAGCACGTCGCGGGAACCCGCCCGGCGCAGCGCCCCGGCGAGGGACCGGAGCTCGTCCGCGGCATCCGACATCAGAACCCTCCCAGGCCGCCCGTGGTTCCCGCACCCGCCTGCCGCTGTTCCGCGGCCGCCTCGTCCTCGGCCTCGATCTGCTTGAAGGCCATCCATTCGGTGAGCTCGGCCGACGAGATCCGGGCGAGCAGCTCAGCGACGGTGCAGCCGAGGGTTTCCGCTAGCCGGAAGCAGAACCGCCGTTCGGGGCGGCCCCGGAGTTTCCCGCCAGTTCCCCGATGTCCTTCTCGCTCAGCCGCGACAGTTCCGCGGCGGCGTCGAACACCCGGTCCAGGGCGGCCGCGGACTTCTCGCCGAGCGCGCCCACGTCAGTGCTGGTGAACAGCCGCTGCCCGTCCGCGTCGATGCAGCAGCGGGCGACGAGCCCGGCGCGGATGTTCGACAGGTTCGCGATCATCTCCTTGCCGCGCTGCCGGACCATGGACGCCTCGTACTCGTCCCGCTCCGCGCCGGTCAGCCCGCGGATCAGCACGGTGTCGGCGCCGGTCTCCGGGTCGGCCCATTCCGGCACGCGGACCTCACGCCGGGCCAGGTCGTCGGCCGCCAGGATGGCGGCCTTGCCCAGGTAGGACCCCACTACGGCACTGCCACGTTCTCGGCGGGGATCTTGGTGACGTAGAACGCCAGCTGGATCACCGACGGGTTGCCCAGCGCCGTGGGCTTGGCCTGGCTGCCGACCTTGACGGGAAAAACGTCCATCTTGTGACCCGTGATGTCGCCTTCCGGGAACTTCACGACGAACCCGGTGGTGCCGCGGGGCAGCAGCGTCCGCACGTCGGCGCTGGTCGAGTCGGCGTACATGTTGATGGTGGCGTTCGACACGGTGATCTTCCCGGGGATCTGGCTGGTGAACAGGGTGGCCAGGTCCGGGGTGTCGATCGCCGCGGAGGTGATGCCCCAGTCGCCGGTCGTCGCGATTTCCGGGGTGAGGTCGGTGCCCGCGTTGAGTTCCGACCTGGTCGGGGACAGGTAGGACGCCATCGTGGTGACGAAGTAATAGTGGGTGACGGATTCCGGAATGTACCGGGCGCTGGCTGAGATCGGCGGGGCGGTCATCTACTTCTTCCCTTTCGTGGTGCCCGCGGCCAGTTCCGCGGCCTGCTCCCTGGTGACCGGATCCGGGTCCGGCTCCGGCGCGTCCTGCGCGGCTTCCTCGTCTTCGGTGAGCAGCCGCCACCCGGCCGCGTAATGGTGCGGCAGCGCCCCCTGGTGCACCTCGGCGACCCCTTGCGTCTCCGGGTGGATGATCTTCACCCATTCGCCCATGACCGCTCCTCCTATGCGCTGATCGCGATGACGGCGGCGCTGACCGTGCCGGCCGCCACGTCGAACGTCGCCAGCCCGGTCGTCGGGTCGGCGTAGACCGCGGGGGGCAGCGGGATGATACTGACGGCGCCCGAGGTGGCCGGCAGCGTGAACGTCCGGTTGGTGATGGCGAGCCCGTCGAACGTGGTGGCGGCGGGCACGTGCATCGTGATCACGACCGTGGACGCGGCCCCGTTGACGAGCATGAGCCCCAGCCCGGCGCCGCAGGATGCCGTGTTCCCGGTCGTGCCGCCGAGTGAGGACGTCAGGGTCGGCGTCGCGCCCGCGTGGGCGACGACCTGGACTGTCAGCGCGGCCATATGATTCTCCTAAGCAGGAAGAGGAGGGGGCTGTCATGGGGATCGTCGTCGTCGTCGCGTACCTGGTCGCGTGGGTGCCGCTGGTCCTGGCGGGCCGGGCGCTGGGCCGCCGGTGGGGCAACCCGGACGCGGGGCTGTGGCTCCCGGCGCTGCTCGGCGCGCTGGGATTCGTGCTGTTCGCGGCGGGGAACTGGCCGGCTATCCCGGGGAACAGCCGCTAGCGGGCAGTGAACGCGTCGATGTTGACGGGGAACACCAGCCGCGCTTTCGGGCCGGTGTCGGTCTGCTGCTGCTGCAGCGACCCCATCCCCACGCTGGCGCGGAGCACCGCCTGCCCGAGCGTGTGATCGGCCGCGATGGCCGCGCCGCACGCCGCGTGAAGCTCGTACGCGCGGGCCCGGGCCGGGGCGATGTCACCGCCCGGGTCGATCACCTCGACGGCGCACATGACCGCGTACCGCTCCCGGTCCGGCAGGCCGCCCAGGCCCTCCGGCGACGCGGTGCCGGTCACGACGTCCTCGTCCTGGTTGCCCGTGTACCCGACGGCGACGGCCTCGAGGCCGGACGCCTGGGTGAGCTCGGGGCCGTCCCGGACCGGCACCCCGGCCAGCCCGAGGCTGACCGAGCCCTTGAACGCTGTCACCAGCGCGGCGATCGCGGCCGGGACGGACGAGTAGTAGCTCACCCGGCGACCCGCCGCAGCCAGCCGCCCGGGTGGTTCGTCGGCTGCGGCTCCGGGTCCTGGACGAACTCGGGATGGTCCGGCAGCCACGCCTCTAGCGCCAGCCGGGGATTATCCGGGTACTGCGGCAGGAACCCCATCAGCGTGTCCTCGACGATCAGGTAGTCCGCCAGCGGCGCCCACAACTCCAGTTCGGCGGCGACCTGCGCGGAGGAATGGTTGTCGTCGAGCAGCACCACGCCCCGGACGGCCTGGGCGCGGACCTCCTGCGACATAACGGAAGGGTCCGCGGCGTCGCCTTTGATGAGCGTCAGCCGCGGGTGGCTGATGGCCAGGGGCCGCGGGTCGTTGTCGATGCTGAAGACATGGCCGCCGCCGTCCAGGGCGTCAGCGAGGAATAGCGCGGTCCCGCCGTCCGCCGTGCCGCATTCGGCCACCCAGGGCGGCCGCAGCTTCTGGAGTATCTCGGCGTACCGCCACATGTCGGTGGCGAACTGCTGGCAGGGGGCGCCGCGCCAGTACAGCGGCAGCATGGCCTCCCAGGCGGCTACGGACCGCTGGATGGCGGCCTGGTCCACTACTTCGCCGCGGTCTTCGCGGCCGGCTTGTCCTGGGCGGGCTTCTCCTCCGCCTTGGCGGGCTTCTCCTGCCCGTCCGGCTTCTCCTCCGCCTTGGCCGGCTTGTCCGGGACATCGGTGATGACCGGCCGGACGGTCACGCCCTCCGGCAGCTTCGCGCCCGGCTCGAACAGCTCGCCGGAGTGGACGACGACCTCGTTGCCGGACACTACCGGCTGGGTCACCTCGAGCATGATCTTGCTTGCCATCGGCAGGACGCCTCCCTATCTTGAAATCAAGAGCCAGGGTTCGGAATGCGGGGTTGGACTGCCTAGCCAGCAGGACAGGAGTGGCCCGCCGGATACGGGATGCCGTGCCCCGGGCCCAGCCGCCGAGTTGGGCTTAGGGGAGAGGTTCGAATCCTCCCCGCCCCGGTTCTTCAGCGTGCCGCGTCCTGGTAGGCGGCTTCCCAGAGCTGCCAGTTGCCCTGCATGGTGTACCGGGCCGCCACTTCCTTCGCCTTGGCGCCCATCTCCTCGCGAGCAGCCTCATCGTGGATGAGATCGGTAAGCCGCTTGGCGAACTCCTCGCCGGTGCGGACCAGGTACCCGGTCTCCCCGTCGCGGACGAACTCGCGGTACGGCTCCATGTCCTGCGCGATGACCGGGACGCCCCGGGCCGCCGCCTCCAGCGCCTTCAGGTGCGACTTGGCCTTGTTGAACGGCCTGTCCGCGAGCGGCGCGATCGCGATGTCGAAGTCGTACAGCTTGTAGTAGTCGCCCACGTCATCGCACCACGGGCTGAACCGGCACCGGGCCTCCAGCGCCGGGTTCCTCACCCACTGCAGCGGGGAGAAGTCCTGCCCGATGAAGTGCATGTCCACGTCCGGGTGCGCCTCGAGCACGCTCGTCAGCTCGTCCTGGATGACGCACATGTCAACCAGGTGGGACAGTCCGCCCTGCCACCCGATCGTCACCCGGTCCCTGCGTTTGCGGGGCATGTCGAGCAGTTCCGCCTTCACGCAGTTCGGCAGCACCCGGATGTTGCTGCTGAACGGGGCGTACAGCTCCGCCAGGTACGGCGTCGACACGGTGACCATCTCGGCCCGCCTGAGACAGTAGCGGACCGACTCCGGCGACCTGGGGTCCGTCGTGAACGGCGAATTACTGGTCTCCATGGTGAGCATGTCGTCGTCGGTCTCGTACACCCGCGCCACGTGCCCGGCGAGCCGGTCGAACTGCCGCGCCCCGTACGCGAACGCGGGCCGCTGCATCACCAGCACGTCGACGTCCTCGAGTTCCGCCGCGGACGGCGGCGGGATCTGCTGGCCGGGCGCCGGGATCGCGAAGACGTGCCGCGAGTTCGCGGTCAGGTGCTTCCACGGCAGGTACAGACGGTGGTAGCCGGACCCGTCGGGCTGGAACGGGATCCCGACGACCGTCAGCACCCGCTCCCGGTCGGCGATCTCAGTGTGGCCGCCGGGGACGATGCCCCACGCCAGGTGCCCCGCCACGCCGGCCACGCCGAACGCGTCGGCGACCCCGGTCACGCCGAACCCCGGATGCCCGGTGGCCTCGGAGCGGCCGTAGTCGTGGAACGCGACCCACCCGCCCGGGCGGATCAGCGGCAGCACCAGGTCCAGGTCAGCCTGCACCGCCGCGGCGTCGTGCTGGGCGTCGATGAACACGCCGTCGAACAGCAGCCCCTGCTTCTGAAGGGCCGGGAGCACGTCGGCGAACCGGCCGCGGCGCGCGTCGACCTTGGACGCGACGCCGTACCTGGCCAGGTTCGCCCGGTACGGCTCCCACGTGTCCGCGCACCCGCCGCCCATC